CCCTATCCTGTAACTCCAGGTGCCAATTATACAGTAATTATTGGGGCCGGTGGTTCAGGTTGTAAAGCGCCTAACAATATGAGTGAAAACACTTCTTTTACAGCTTCTGCCGGTGGTTCATCATCCTTTGACTCATTAACTGCATTTGGAGGAAATTATGGCAAAAATCAGAGCGGTCCAGGAGGTGTTGGCGGATTATCTCTTGGCTATGATAGTACTCTTGATGCATTTAGAACATTAAATGATGGTGGAAATGGAGGATCCTATGATAATATTCATGGTCATGGCGGGGGACAATTTGGAGGTACTTGCGGAACAAACACGAGTGCAGCGACAAATGGTGGATTAGGTTCTGGTGGTGGCGGGGGCTCTTGTCGAGATGGCGTATCTGCTACGTATCGTGTTGGTGGCAATGGTGGACCGGGAATGGTTATGCTTGTGTATTAAGCACATAAAAGGGGGTATTCATGGAAACAATAGTTGAAGTATTAGTGGGGTCTTTGTTGTCGGCTGCTATTACGTATATCAAGACAACCAAGAGGAATGATAAGGAACTTCAAGCACAATTACAGACCCTATGCTACGGTGTACAAGCTTTACTGCGTAATAAGATGTACGAACTCAGTGAGGTCTATAAGGTAGCTGGTTGGTGTCCTAATGAGCAAAAAGAAAACTTTTCGCACCTGTATGATTGCTATCATTCGCTTGGAGAGAATGGAGTAATGACAAAAGTAAAAGATGAAATTCTTGATATGCCTACAATGGCACCAGCAGAAGAAGGTGTTGCCAATGAGATTTCTACAAGCAGTTAAAGACCATATAGCTTTTGTATGCATGATATACGGACTACTAGCAACTTTGGTAGTCCTTTTTTCATGGGTATTTGGATATTGGTCTAATGGTTTGTATGGCACGAAATTTCAAATTGAAAGCTGCTGGACAGGTCTTAGTAGTTGTGGTGTGGGATTGGTTGGGGTATTTAAGTGGTTGATAGACAGCACCAAAAACAGTCCACCAAATGTATTTCCTACACCTAATATAAAAAAGGAGAGTGATATAAGTAATGAAAGTCATTGACGTTTCTGGTTGGCAAGAAAATATTAATTGGGATGAAGTTGTAAATGCTGGTGTTGAGGGTGTCATTATCAAGGCGACAGAAGGACAAAGTAAACAGTCTTGCTATGATGCTTTCTTATCCGAATGTAAAAATCGTGGTCTTAAATGGGGCGTGTATTGTTTTACGAAAGCACAGACACCAGACGATGCAGGTGCAGAAGCACAAACTATCTTAGATATCTTAGGGGGCGAAACACCACCTTTGGGTATCTGGTACGACTGTGAGTACGAAAATTTACCATCTGATCCTGCTGGTTGTTGTAGTGCCTTTGTGTGTGCTTGTAATGAAGCAGGACAGAAAGCTGGTATCTATACTGGCTATCGTGTCTTTAATGAAGGTTATATGCAGCCGGACGATTTAGCAGACTATGTACCATGGTGGTTTGCTGAATACAACAGTACGTGTGATTTTGGAGCCTTTACGTCTGATCGTCATTTAGCTGGTTGGCAATATAGCGCAAAGGGTGACATTGGTTGTGATGGTGTGGATTGTAGAAATGTTGATTTAAACGAATGGTATGACTAAGAGGGGGTTGATAATATGGCAGATGAAGTACAAGCAGTAGTGGAAAAAGTAGAATTGACCGATGTTCAAAAGATTGATGCTGAGGTTGCCAAGTTAGAGCAGGACGGTCAAGAGTTGTTTGCTGATGCTATTCAGCTTTTGAAAGACAAGAAAACTGAACTGGTTGCAAAAGCTGAGAAAGAAGCTCAGACTGCTGCAACTATGGGAAAAATAGCAGAACAGACACTTGTGCAGAAGTATGGTGGTAAGGCTTGGGAACTTGCTAAGGCAGCAGGGATAGCAGCTATTATTTGTCGTTTATTCTTTTTTTAGGGGGTGTGATAATGTGGAAACCAGTAAAACGAATTTTCTTATTTGTTGTCTGCTCGTTCTTGCTGTGTCTGCCTGTGGTTGGTTATTGTACAGACACTACAACGCAGCAGGAACCGACACAGGTCGTGATGCAACTTCAACAGTACAACAGGCTGAAAGAGATAATCAATCAGCAAGACATGACATTAACGCAGCTACAGGTGAAATTGAATCTGCTCAATCAGAACTCGACAGAGCAGATACAGACCTTAACGCTGCTACAGAATCAGTTGGACGACTGCAAGAATCAACTCAGTCTGACAAAGACACAATTAGCGAATGCAACGGTCTCATTGAATCAGGCAGAGGAAACCTTGAAGAAGCAAGAGGAATCTTTGCAGCTGTTGACGAAGCAAATAAAACAGATGGAACATCACGCTAGTGTCTTACAGCGACAGCGTGATATTTTGGCTGTAGTGGCTGTCGGAGCTTTTGGATATGCTCTTTGTGAGTAGACTTATCCCAAATTCGCTAAATGTGTGATATACTTTTCATAAGAAAATATCGTTTAATTTATTTACTTATGAAATGAGGGATACAGAATGACGGAAAAAGAAAAATTACAAGTGAAACAAGTGGAGATTTTGTGTAAAGTACTGAAAGAGGAAATGCAAACAAGAAGTATTACTACTTTATCAAGTGCAATGAACATTCTAGTAAATTGTGATGCAATACCAAAAGACAAGAAATGGCGTACTGCTAACACACATAATGAGTCAATTAATAGATGGTTAGAAGGCACTGGAAAAGCTGATACAACAAAAGAAAATTGGGGAGAAGTATATTATAATAAATTAAAAAATCTCTTTGATAAAAATTATAAACTACTTAACTTGTAAAAGAGGTTGAACATAATGAGTATAAAGCGTATCGTATCAACAATCGTATCAAAAGAAGTGGCGGGTATATTAACGATAGCAGCAGGGATATTGATAATTGCGAAATCTTTTTTAAAGATAAATAGATAAAAACTGTGAGTTTTAAATTGGAAAGCCTTAGTCAGTACCAATGTAAGTGACGGTATGTATTATGAAATTACACATAATGGGGATAAGAACGAAACATACGTTGATGTGTATAAGAAATGGGATAATTTAACAGTTATGAAGTGAATAATTGTTCACAATTTACTTTATGTAGGGTATACTTTTCATAAGAAAATTTACGTTTAATTTATTTGCTTATGAAAGGTGTTGAATATAATGGCTACAATATGGGCATACTTAGTAAATAATAATATTGTAGGTAGTTTTCTAGGTGGGATGGTAAGTAATGGGATATTAATATTTATTATTGAACGTTTGATAAACCATAGACTTAAAGAAAAATTTGAAAGTTATAAGCAAGATTTACAACTTTATAATAGTCGTTTAGTGCAGGATTATACTTTATGGGCGACAAAACGTCATGATATGTTTGCAAAATTACATTATGATATAATAACACTTATATCGAGTATGCAAAATTTAGATGATATAATTTTTCCGGTTGATTATGCAAACCTTGATGAAAAACGACTTAAAGAAATGCTGGAACAACTACAGTGTTCAGAAAATGAAATTATAGATGCAGTAAATGACTGGAAGAACCATCAGCCATTGAGACTAAAAATTTCTATTTTTCACCAAAGATACATTATCAATCAGATAAGATTGAAAAAAAACAGAGCCAAAATGACATTTGTAAACTCGGAATTGTATTTGTCGGATGAGTTACAAGGATACATAAACAATATTTTTAATAATATTAAACAAGTATTGGAAAAATATGAATGTTTGAATAAAAATATGAGTGAAATATCAGAAAAATATGATTCTGATAAGTATGGAGGTAAACATAGGCTTGCTCCTGAAATTACTGAAGAGGAGGATGGAAAATGTACTAAACTAAAGGCAGATATTTGTGAACGCATGAAAAGTATATGTAATGATTGGAAAGAAACGATACAGTATATGCGAAGTGAACTTTCTGGCAAATATGAAAAAAAATAATTAAGTAATAGTGGTAATATTATCAAGTAAGCTCTTTCTTCAAGGGCTTATTTTTTTTTGCTCAAAAGGAAGGAGAGTGATATATTGGCAAACTTTAATATACCTCAAGAACTTATAGATCAATTAGCAACCGAAGAAGTCAATGCGCTGCTTGACGGTTTGAAAGATGAAGAACAAAGACACAATCCTGCTTTTCTTGCAAAAGTACGACAATTTTTAAAAGACAATGATTTTAACACTACCATAGAAACTCAGGGTGTTAAAGAGGTGCAGCAGGACGTTTCGCATATTCCTGAGTTTATGGAACTGGTGAAGAATGATGAAGTGGTCTAAGAGCGACATTGAAAGAGCGTATGAAAACTTTTGGGTTTTCGTATATATCGTATGGAAGTCAATAGACCTACCAGTACCCACACCCATACAGCTAGACATAGCAAATTATCTGCAATATCCACCAACAGACCGTATCATCATTCAAGGGTTTCGTGGGGTAGCTAAAAGCTTCTTAACGTGTACATATGTGGTCTGGCGGTTATGGAGAGAACGACAATTAAAAGTTGAAATTGTATCTGCTAGTGGTGACAGGGCAGATGCTAATGCTAGATTTATCAAAAGAATTATTCATACGCTGCCTTTTTTGTCTGATATGATAGCTGACAGAGTTCAGTTAGATACTCAGAACATTTTTGATGTTGGTGGTGCTGTTCCTGATATTTCTCCGTCTGTGAAGTCTATTGGTATCACTGGGCAGATTACAGGGACACGTGCCGACATACTGATTGCTGATGATGTGGAAGTTCCAAAGAACAGTGCAACACAAGTACAAAGGGATAAGTTAGCAGAAGCCGTTAAGGAATTTGACGCTATCTTAAAGCCTAATGGACAGATTATTTACCTTGGGACACCCCAAACAGAATCAAGTCTATATAATACATTATTACAAAGAGGATATGTGACACGTATTTGGACAGTCCAATATCCTGAACTAGATAAAGTAACAACACAATATGGTGGTGGTCTTGCTCCGTTTATTCTGGATAAGCTGAAAGCTAATCCGAAACTTACAGGAACACCTACAGATCCAGCACGATTCAATGAGACGGAAATAGCTAAACGTTCCCTGTCTTATGGTCGTGCTGGTTTTGCGTTACAGTTTATGTTGAATACTAAACTGTCTGATGAAGAACGATACCCACTAAAAGTACAAGACCTGATTGTTACGTCTTTGGATATGAACGAATCAAGTTTGAAGTGGGCATGGGCGAATGGTAGAGATCAATTATTGAAAGACATTCCCTGTACTGCTTTGACTGGAGACTTCTTCTATTCTGAGATGTCCCGTAGTGAAGAAACAATGCCTTACCAGACAACCATCATGGCTATTGACCCTAGTGGTAGAGGTAAGGACGAAACAACATATGCCATTATGAAGTTCCTCAATGGCTATTTGTTCCTTATGGACATGGGGGGATTTAAAGAAGGCTACAGCGAATTAACGCTTACTCAGATGGCTCAACGTGCTAAGTTTTGGCATGTAGATGTTGTAGTGCCGGAAGATAACTTTGGGGACGGTATGTTTACTAAGCTAATGACACCCATCTTTAATAAGATTTGTCCTTGTGGTATTGAACCAGTAAAAAGCAAGGGGCAGAAGGAAGCAAGGATAATAGATACTCTTGAACCTGTCATGATGCGGCATAGGCTCATAGTCAACACTCCGGTCATCACAGAGGATTATAAGATATTTGAACGTGACTACAGTTATTCCCTTGTCTATCAAATGACACGTTTATGTCGTGAGAAGAATGCACTAAGTCACGATGATAGGCTTGATGCGCTTGCTATGGCTGTAGCGTACTTCCTTGATAATATGGATATTGATGATGAAAATGGGTTGCTGGAATTAACTGAGGAACAGTTGGAAGATTGGTTGAATGAAAGCGTATTGCCTAATTATGCGAGTAATATGAATAATAATAAGTGCATAAAGCCTATGAGAGAGTTGAGGAAATAGTCATTGGACGACTAATAGACAAATTCTCATTGGACGACTAAAAGGAAAAGAGTGATAAAAGTTATAATAGTTATAAGATACCATGTGAATACGATTGAATAATTGTTTATACATGAATATTTATCGTAACTTATCATGACTTATGAATTAAATATTGAATGACTTTAGGGTGGTGCTTGTTAATCAATAATAAGCACCATCTTTTAGTTATCCTGAAACCATTCAGCTAAGAATCTTTTTAGCTTACTAAAGGAGATATAAAATGACAGACTATTTACAAATAACACAAAAATCCTTCTTAGATACTAATAGTGGCTGCTGGGATAAACAAATAGCCTTTACAGTGAAAGATGTTTCGGTTATACTGAATGTGCCTTTGAGTACTGTGTATGATTTGTGCTATAATGGTGACTTGAAAGCGTTCAAAGTAGGGGGGCGGTGGCGCATACATCGCAAAGGTTTATATGAGTTTTTACAGAAACAAATAGACAATAGTATAGTGCTATAAGCACTTATAAGCACTAAATGAAATAATACGATGCTGAATAAATGCAGCAAAAATGTGGAACGAAAAGATTTTTGAATATGGAATAGTGTAAGATGTATTTGCATGTTTGTTTTTACTTGCATCGCATGTTTTATTGTTAGTCTTGAAGTAAAGGATGGGTTTCA